ATGTAAAACCCAACGCACTGACACTCGGAACCGTCTCCGTTGTTATGTAGCCATCTTCCAGATTTATCACGGTTTTCAAATGCTCTTATGTCAAAATTTCCTTTTCTAAAACGCATTTCAGAATCTTTTATCGGCTGTCTGCATGGTTCAAAAACAGGAATGCCAGCTTGCACATATTGTAAGCTATAAAGACTATGGTCAGTATGGAAATGGGTAGTAATCACAGCCTTAATTTTCATCACATTGAAATCCAGTGCTTTCTTGACTTCCATGAATGGCAACCCAGCTTCGATTATCAAGGCTTCGTTTTCATTCTCCAGAATGTAGCAGTTGCCGGATGAACCAGAACCTAAAACTTTAAGTCTCATTAAAGAACTCACTCCTCACATCAATAATCTGTCTCGTCTGTCCCAACAATGCCCTATTGTGCTTTGCTCTCTGCTCATTGTCACAGATAAATTGCTTGCAAATTTCTGGTCGAACCGGATAGATTCTGCATTTCTCGCAACTCTTATCCGTATCAAGAAACGGACAAGTCATATCATATGGTCTTTTCACAGTAGGAAGCAGGTGCTTACATTCTTTGATGTGGTTCTTACGGACATATCTGTGAATAGCAGCTACCTCTTTTCTACTCATTGGTAAAAGGTTGAAACAGCAGTTACCGCATTGGCTAGATTTTCCATCTTTGCAA